CGTAACTTTACTCTTCAAGAGTTAATTAAATCAGATACTGCTATCCGTTTGGATATCAACAATAATCCAAACTCAGGTCAGATAGAAAAGCTAAAATTACTTTGTGAGAATATTTTACAGCCGGTACGTGACCACTTTGGCAGGGTCAAGGTGACGAGTGGGTTCCGTAGCGAACAACTTTGTATTAAAATAGGTAGCTCTGTAAATTCACAGCATGCACGCGCCGAGGCGGCCGATTTCGAATGTATGGGCACAGATAATGCTGAGCTAGCTGACTGGATCAACCAGAACCTGGACTATGACCAATTAATACTAGAATTTTACGACCCAAGCGAACCAAACAGCGGGTGGATACACTGCAGCTATGTACCAGAAGGTGGTAGAAAACAATTTTTACATGCATATAAATCAGAAGGTAAAACAAAATACAAACCTGTAATTGGAAAGGCTACAGATCTTGTCTAAAAAAAGTAATTTATTCGCTGAAGTAATTAGAAGAGCTAAAATGGTAGATGGAGTATGTCCACACTGCGCCGAACACACATTATTAATATCAATAGTTCAAGATTATTACAGGTGTTTAAATTGTGGTGGGGATATAGAGCAAAGAGTAAATGGAAAAATAAGTTATTTACCTATAGATTTATCACTACATGAAATAGAAAAAGATGGCCAAACGTAAATTTGTAAACTTTACACCAAGACCAAAACCCAGAAAAAGACCTAGACGGCACAAGAAAAGCCTTAATAAAAACGAGAAAAGAGATCACAAACCTTACAACCGTCAGGGGAGAAAACAATAGTTGACAGTAATCCCTAGATATCCTATATTATGCTAAAGGAGAAAGTATGACAGATCAAACTAAATGGGGTATCGATATGGTGCAACAAGAGAATAAAGCTAGGGCTCATGCGGAACAAAAAGCTATGAGAGATGACTTGACTTTTTATGTTTTAAACTGTGGTGTATATCAATTACAAAAAATGACAGAAAGGATGAAACAATTAAAAAATGAAAACAGTAACTCTTAACGTAGAAGGTATATCACAAGGACAGTGGTCTACATTTTTATTAGAATTAAATCTAATGAAGAAAGCATGGAAACCATATGGTGTCGATGTAAAATTAAAAGCACATTCAATTAATAAAATAATTGAGAAAGGAACGTCAATACATGATCCAAGACCAACTAGACAAGCTGGCAAACGACTACAACAAAACCAAAGATCCAAAGCTTAGAGATCTGTGGTATAAAAAGATAAAAGAACTTGCTCATGGAAGTGGATATTATAATACTAAAGGACGGACTGTACCATTCGATCCTAATAGCAGAAAACATAACGATTGATTGTTTTGATTTCTGTGACATGGTTAAAGAACGAGTGACTACTTATCTTGAGGAAAGAAACCAACACATAATTAAAAGTGGTCCTTGGGGTGGTGGTCAGTGGTTTGGCTGCATGTGTCGTTAAGTTGTAGTTTGTTCTTTACAATCAAATGCTGTAAACATTTCAAACTCATTGATGGTCATTGGATTTAATGATTTTAACATTGTGCTAGAATAATCATACCCGTAGATAATACACTTATGATATTCATCAAATTCAGAGATAGGTGTAGGAATAGGTTTACATTCATTACCAGGAATTCCACTACAAATAATCATAATTAACATATACTTTATCATTGACTTTTAATATTATTATCCTATATTATCATCATTATTAAAAGAAAGGAACACATGACCGATATATCTAAATATAGAAATGTTTCACTAACGCATGAAACATATAAGACTTTGGTTGCTTTGTCGAAGGTATTATTGCCCGATGCAAGATTGTCCATATCAAAAACGATAGAGTCTATTGCAAATGAAAAAGCAAAAAAATTAAATGGTAAATTAAAGGAGAAATAATGCTTCAAATAACAAAAGAACAAAGAGAACAACTTTTAAAATATCTCATGGCAAGACCCTATGCAGAAGTAGCACAACTTATTGCAATGATTGCATCATTGAAACCAGTTATAGTAGAAAATAAAAAAAATGATGGAGCAAAAAAAGATCTGTCCTAATTGTAGAGGTAATGGGTTTGTTAAAGTTAAAAAAACACCCAACCCTGCAAACGACACAGTGATGCAATGTGTTACTTGCAATTCGAAAGGAGAAATTCGTGATAAAGAATTTGATGAGTATTTTGATTCTCACCCTTTGCTTAAGCCATTGCGCTATAAGCACAACTGATATGATTAATATTAGCGCCGCAATATATGGAGGAATAGAAAAAAATGACTGAAAAAATACGTCTTGATTACCAAATGTTTAGATGGGGACCATTGTTAGTTAAGTTTAAAATACCTGATGATCTCCGTAAAAAATTTTTAGAAGAGGCACATGCTAGTAGTAAAGATTTTGAAAAAAATCTCGCTGGGGTTATAACTAAAGAAGTAGGGTTTAGAGACATAGAGATGTTTCAACCCTTCTTCCATACTGTCTTTGAAATGTACGCAGATGCACAATCAAAGTGGGCACCAGAGGTAGGTTCTACTATTGAAACATTTAAGCAGCAGTATCTAATTGAAGCTTTGTGGGCAAACTTTCAAGGGCCCGGAGACTTCAACCCACCACACGATCATGGTGGAACTTTGTCTTGGGTTATATTTTTACAAATGCCTAAAGAGTTAATTGAAGAAAATAAAAAATATCAAGGTCGATCTGCTGGGCCTGGTGGATTAACTTTTATATATGGCGAGGGATCTAGAAACTATATAAGTCATCACTCTTTTTTTCCTGAAGAAGGTGATATGTTTATCTTTCCTGCCTCACTAAAACACTGGGTCTTCCCGTTTAAAAGTGATTGTGTTCGTATCTCTGTATCTGGAAATGTGAATGATTCTATTAAATATAAAAATCTTAAAAAAATAAAGGAGATTAAAAAGAATGAACAAGACAACAATAAAAAGAGTGATTAAACGACAGTTTAACATGATTATAGATGAAGAAAACAAGCTTCGAAGGGTCTTAGAGATGGAAACGAACGACGAGCATCCAGAGGCTTTGTTTAGTGGTTTATATACTAGAGTCGAGCAACATCTAGATGAGATCAATAGACTACAAAATAGAATTGTAGTGTTGCAAGACATAGTGGATCCGCAGTGAGAGATACTGATTTAGCTTACATAGCTGGTATTTTTGATGGTGAAGGTTGTGTATCTTATAAACAATATAACCGTCAACGAAAGCATAATAAAAAACCATATCCTACTTGGCAAATCAGATTAGAGATATCCATGACAGATCAATCTTTATTAGTTTGGATCAATGAAACGTTAGGAGTGGGCACCGTTAGTCCTAAAAGATATAAAACGAAATATGCCGTTGGTTGGAAAAAGCAATGGCGTTGGCGTTGTAGCCACCGTGATGCGTATCTTGTGTGTTGTGCCTTGTTTCCCTATGCTCATGTTAAGTTGGAAGGCATACAAAAGATAATTGATCATTATGCATCTCGTAAATTTAAAATTATGAACAATAAAGTAGTGTCTCTTAACGAGTATCGAGAGGCCATGAGTTTAGAATGAGTTTTTATCACGGATTAGGTATGTTTATTCTTGGTATGAGTGCTATTATTATTGGTGGTATTATTACCTGGTATATAATTAATAAGGTTATGGATAAAAATGAAATGGAATAAGCTATATAACTATCCTAAAACTATAAGATCATCTGTTGATGGTATTCGTAAATACGATATTAATGACGAAAAGTTACCATCTGTTACGACCATATTAAAAGCCACCGAGTCTGAAGATAAAAGAGAAAGTTTGAACCGTTGGAAGGCTAAAATAGGTGAAAAAGAGGCTGAACGTGTTAAAAATGTGGCTGCAAGCCGTGGAACCGCGATGCATAGCTACTTAGAGCACTATTTAAAGGGTGGCAAAGTGTTAGATTTGACTGACGTGGGGCAAGAAGCGAGGGGCATGGGTCAAATGATTATTGATAAAGGCTTTCCGGATCTAGAAGAGATCTGGGGTGTTGAGTGCACGTTGCATTACCCTGGTTTATATGCGGGACAGACCGATATGTGTGGAATTTATCAAGGGCGCGAAAGTATAGTGGATTTTAAACAATCAAACAAGCCTAAACGTGATGAGTGGATAGAAGATTATAAGCTACAGCTTGTTGCTTATGCCATGGCCCATGACCAGGTCTATGGGACGAGGATCGAGCAGGGAGTGATTTTGATGTGTACACCAGATAATTTTTTTCAAAGATTTTTAGTAAATGGGAGTGAGTTTCGAAGGTGGAAATGGGAGTGGTTGAGGCGTGTTGACGCATATTATGGCGAAAATGTAGCCAAATCATAAAATGGTCACACTTTTTACAAACCAAAAGTGTGGAAGAGGGTATCAAAAACCCGCATAAAATGACATTTGCAAAAATTTTTTATGTCGATTTTACAAAATTTAGAGTCAAAAGTGTGGAAAGTGGTATCAAAAATCCCCATAAAACGAATTTTTTTTTCAAAAGTGTGGAAAACGTGGAAGATTCAAAACTTGTAAACCATTGAAATATAACAACAAAATGCAGTTTCCACACTTTCCACGTTTTTAAAAAATATTTTGAGCATACACTAGTCTAAAAATATTTTGAGTCTTTATTTGTGGAAAAACACTTAAAATCGATTATTAATGTTGATATACAACAATAATAGCTTCCACACTTTTAAAATTAAAAATGTGGAAAATGTAGAAAACAGCCAATACCAACACTTTTTTGCATTTAAAAATGTGGAAGAAATGTGTAATAAGTATAATGACAGAAAAAGATTTTTGGGATAAATTTAATTTAAAGCACAATCCAAAATATTTTTATGCCAAGAAAAAAACAGAAAAAAAGAAAAAGAAATACAGAGCTTCAAGACCCGAAGGATATCCCATATTCAAAGTATCGAGTAGAATGGATTGATTGTGTTAGTGATTCTGGTTGGGCCACAGACAAAGAATTTGATAAAATGCAGTTAGCCACACCTGTTAATGAAGGTTGGTTATATGAACGTAATAAAAAATTTATAAAATTATTTGCCAGTTACGATAAAGATACAGATGGTAGTATAAGTTTTGGTGACAGAACTATGATACCTACACCCTGGATAACTAAAATAACAAAAATTAATTAACTTTTTTCATTTTAGGAAGTCTTGATTGTTCAACATCCTTTTTAACTTTTTTTGTCATGTCTTTAATCTCAGCACCTTCAAGTATAGGTGAATATTGATCAATAATATCTTTCATCCTCGTCTCTAGTTCCTCCGCACTCAAATCATCTATCTTTCCAGTTCGAATTATTTTCTGTTCAACATATAATCCTGCGGCCTTACCTCTTGCAACCTCTGCATTGGTTGCAGCAGAGAAGGCACCTTTTTTTAATGCGGTTTCTCTTATCTTGGCAAGCTCCGTAATGTGTCTTTCAAAAGTAACGGCATACTTTTTTTGATTTTCTTCACGAAGCTCACCAATATATTTAACTACGAGAGGGTATTTTTTGGGGTTCTGCAATTCATATGCTCTAATTCTTGCCGCTTCGCCGTATCCAGCCTCTTTTGCACACTCTGTGCCATTCATTCGACCTTCATTAGCAACAATTAATTGAGCAAACTTGATTTGTTTTTCTGTTAATCTCTTTGGAACTCCCATATGTTGACGTATAGAGTAATTTAAGGTACAAGTCAACTTAATGATAGATGCAAAATTAATACGTCAAGTATTAGATAAATTTTTAAAAGGTGAAAGTGTTAAATCTGCTCGTATGCAAGTTATGACTTTAGATGGTGTGTATCATGACATCAAATCTATAAAACTTTTAGAAAATCAAATCATTGGTGCAAGAGAAACACACAGAATTGTTATTGAAGTTATTCCTGAAAAGGCTCCAATGGGTAAAGTTATTAAAGATCACGGTGGAATTATACTCTAATGAGTGAATTACACTCTTTTTCTTTGTTTGATACGATACTTTACAAGGCAGAAGTCCCTGAATATTTAAAAAATAAAGATTTTATGTCTGTATGTGATGAACACACAGACCAAGCTATATCAAATGCAAAAAAATTAATAGATAAGAGGAATAAAAAATTTAAAATTGATGTAAAAGATCATGGTATGTCCTATCATTCAGGCGCTGAAATGTATAAAGATGAAAGATTTCATGATTTTGAATTGTTAATTCGTAATACTGCTAGAAATATTTTAGAAAACCAAGGTTTTGACTTATCAAACTACTCTATTGACTATACTGAAATGTGGATCCAAAAATTTGCATATGAAGGTGGTGGCCATCAAGACACCCATGTGCATTGGGATAACCATGTTTCAGGTTTTTATTTTGTTGAGTGCTCTGAAAGAACATCTAAACCTGTGTTTCATGACCCACGCGCAGGTCGTATGATGTTAAATTTGCCAATTAAAGACCATAGTAAACTATGTCCCGCAATGGAACGACAAATTATTTCTGTAAAACCTGGTACATTGTTATTGTTTAATTCTTGGTTACCTCATCAATTTAGTGTTGATAATGGTATCGACCCATTTAGATTTATACATTTTAATCTTCAAGCAAAAAAACATGGCAAGAAATGAAAGTCAATTTTGGCAATATGTTAAAAGAAATACACCTAAAATTAAATGGACGAGAATTGAAAATACGAGTAGTCTTGGCACTCCTGATTTACTTGGTTATAATGCCAATAATTGTTTTTTTACTGTTGAGCTTAAAGTCGTAAAATCTGGAAATAAAATAAGATTTTCACCACATCAAATAAGTTTTCATATTCGACACCCCACAAATACGTTTATACTAGTCGATGATCCCACACGCGCGCGTGTATGTCTATATGTCGGAAATCAAATAAGTGATTTAGTAGAAAATGGATTAAAGACAAAAAACATAGCTGAATCTTTTGAAGATTGTAAAACTATTTTTGACCGCCTAATTTTGTAAAAATATTATGAATTATATCATAATCTCGATCGGACAATTGTTTAAAATCTGCAACATCATCAAGGAATTTATCAAAAATATCTAAATATTCTTGTTTTAATTCATACTCTAAATCTTCTTTTTTACGGTCTTGTCTTGTCATTATATTTTAAACTTTCTAATTCATTTATAACAACATCAAATTCATTACAGGTGCAAGTAATATCGTCATCTGTATCAGGTTCACCTTTAATAGGCTTCTCTATTCCTCTTACTGCTTCCGTCCCCCATGTAATAGTCACTTCATGTTTTTTTGTCATTTTAAAACTTTCTTTATTGTTTGTTCACTTGTTACTTTTAAAGAAGCTACACACATTTAAAGATTTTATATTTTCTAATTAAAGAATTGCTCATAGTGTGCAGCCCTTTATTCATACAAAATTAAACATCTTGCACAAATCCAGTTTGGTCCTTTAATGCCCGTCCCTTAGCGTATAGACCTACAATAACATTTTTAGGATCATTAAAACGTAGATCTGATTTATCACCATTAAAAACCCTATAATTTAAAAATCTTTTTGGCAGCTTTTTTGATCTAAAGACGGCTGAAATATTGCCGCCACGTTTTAATATATCAAGCGCTTGCGCCTTGTTATCTTCATTTAACGAATATGTTAAATGATAATTTTTTGGATATTCACCTTTAACAAATTTTAACGCCCGTTTATATATTTTTGTATAATCGTAAAATTTAACGTTTGGAAATTCATTATATAACCCGTGTATATTCCACTCAATATCACTAGTGCCATTTAATCTTATAGCGGGCTTAAATCCGTTTTTTTTACATCTTGTTATGTGTCTTTTTATTTCTGTTCTTAATTGATCTAAAAAACTGTCACGCTCTAAAAAATACCACTTCGTTTTATTAATACGCCCCAATTGAACAGAACCCATTTGACCCCGCCCCGCAGTATTTAAACAACTTGCCATGCACCCCGCACTAGCCATCGCGCAAGTGTTAAATCCGCTTGTACGTTGTGGCGCTAAATATAAAATTGCGGTCATATATTTATATTTTTGACCTTTAATTGTTTTAGCGTTGTTATCTATATTTAATAATTTTTTTGATTTATATAATTTCATTTTATTTTTATAGGGTAAAATTCCCCGCCTTTTACAAAATTATGAAGTGACGAAAGTAATTGATCATAATATTTTTGATCAAAATTTAATTGTTCAATAACGTATTTGTAGCCGTCCTTATCAAATGTATTATACCAATTTTCATAAGAATTAATTAAAAACTCTATTTCTTTAATATCTATTTTTAAATATTTCATAAGCAATCTTGACAATAACGTTTATCTAGATTTGAATACCAGTCTGGACGTATAGACACCCCGCAGCACCTACAATTTAAAAATACATCACCTTTTTTTGAATTGTCTTTTTTTAATTTTTTTTCAAATTTTTTAATTTCAATATAATCTTGTATATTTGTATATTCTTTAACTTTCATAATTATATTTTCTGTTTAATTTAAATAACCACTTATAATAAAAATCTATTCTTTTATCTAATTGCATATCAAAACAATCATTCCTACTATCTAAATGTGATATTTTTTCTAATAAGTATAAATACTGATATTTTTTTAATAATTTTAATTTCATAATTTCTAAACTTTCTAATATGGGACGTTATACTACAACGCCCCATATTTCAACATTTAATTTACTTCCATATCCTTATTTAAAACGAGCGGGTCTTCGTATGGTTCGAAACTATCCACCTTATTTAAATGATATGAAACATCTTTATTATCGTTTAATTGATCATAAGCTAAAATCATTCTTAAAGCTTCTGTCAAGCTAAACGGCTTTGATTTCATTATTTCATAATTATCAAATTTTAAAAATTTATATTTTTTAATTATGAAAAATTTATCTTCTTTTTTATCTTCCATTAGTTATAGCTCTTATTTTCAATTTGAAGCGCCTTAGTTTTATTCCATATAATACCAACACCAGATAAAACCTTCTCTAAAACAGTGTTAAGCTGTTCAGGGACGCCACACTCAAAAACTGAATTAATTGCGCTTTGTTTATACAATTTCAGCTCTTTAACTTTCGCGCCTTCTGGTGTTTTTTCTGCTTCGATTTCTGCGAGATATTGCGCCCATTTTCTTAATTGTTCTCTACAATCATCAGGCATTATACCTTTATTATAAGACCCTCTATAATAACTGTCTCGATCATTCTTATCGAACACATAACTTAATTGGTCCTTAAGTTTAGGGTCTTTAATTTTACCAAAAAACGTTTGCGCTTTCCGTTGTTTTATTTCTAATTGTTCTATAGCTTGTTCAAGCTCTTTTATAACAACATCTGCCTTTATTTTTTTGGCAAGTTTCAATTCTGCGGTTTCAGTTAAATCCGCAACAATTGATTTAACGCTTAATTCTGCCTGATCTATTAACGGATCAATTTCAGAATTAATACGCCTTTTTAAATGTTCCAACTGATATTTTGTTGGATATGTAGACTTACTCATATATTTATATCCTTTATGTTAAGTTAATATCCTATAATTAAATACTTATTATTTTTTATATTTCAAGTCTTATTGTACTGTAAAAATAAAATTATTTTTTAATTAAAAACTGTTGTATTTTTGCAACATAAACGCCCGTTTTTTACATTATAATTATTCTAATCTATAAAGTTATTAAAAGTTATAATTAGGCTGCCACGCGCCCCCTGATACTCGTTAAAACTTTCTAGCTACGAGCAACTCGCGTCTAGGTTGTAGAGCGCTAGTTTAGAATAATTCTAAAAAATAATTTAAAATAAAACTTGATTATGAAAATCAATCCTATAAAGTCCCTTAAGAAAGTGAGAATAAAAAATATGAAAATACTAACAAAAGCAATTAAAGAAAAATTAATTGCAAATCATAAAGAGCAAGACGGCACAAAAGAATTTAAAGCCGTTTTAAAGCTGTTCAATCCCACTGGAATAGGTACTTGGTATCTATCAGAGCTTGACCCCGAAACTAATAACGCGTTCGGGTTATGTTGCTTAACTGAAGAAGAGTTAGGCTACGTTAATCTTGATGAGCTTTTAGAGTTTAAGGGTCAATTTGGATTAGGAATTGAACGAGATAAATTCTTTAAGCCTAAGTCACTTGAAGATTGCAGAAGGGCTGAAGATTTAAAAAAACCTAACGATATAACAAACGCGGTTTTATAAGCTTCTCGCACCCCGCCACGCGCTGCGCGTGGCGGGTTTTTTGTTTTAATAGAGGTACCACAACACCCCCTAAAAAATCTAAATTTTAAATTTTTAAACTATTTAGCGCGCAAAAATGTTACTAACTTGTGTTAGTATTGTCGGATTTGTAGCCTTAACCACCCCAAAATCATTATTGCTTTCTAGGATAATACCTAATAAAACAACAATCGTTGGAAACATTAACCAAAAAATTTTACAAAAAATTTTTTTCAAATGCATATTGATTTAGACAAAATAAAAAAACTTCCCCCCGACATCAAAAAAGACTTTATGAAAATGTACGTAAAGCTTGATGAAAAGAAAAAGATCTTAAAAGTCAAAGACGATTTTCTATCGTTTGCCAAACACATGTGGCCTGATTTTATTGAAGGGGAACATCATAAGATTATTGCAGATAAATTTAATCAGATAGCTCAAGGCAAGATTAAAAGATTAATCGTCAATATGCCACCAAGACATACCAAGTCCGAGTTCGCTAGCTCCTTGCTGCCCGCTTGGATGATCGGGCGTAATCCAAAACTTAAAATAATTCAAACAACCCACACCGGGGAACTAGCGATTAGATTCGGTCGTAAAGCAAAAACACTTATGGACACACAAGATTATAAACAAGTGTTCGAGACAAGACTAAGAGAAGATAGTCAAGCAGCGGGAAGATGGGAAACAGAACAGGGTGGTGAATACTTTGCATCTGGTGTTGGTGGTGCGATCACTGGACGTGGTGCAGATTTATTAATTATTGATGACCCGCACTCAGAACAAGACGCCATGAATATGACAGCTTTGGAGCGAGCATACGAATGGTATACGTCAGGACCACGTCAAAGGCTTCAGCCAGGTGGATCTATTGTTTGTGTAATGACAAGATGGAATACAAAAGATCTAACAGGTATGTTACTAAAACATCAAAAGGAAGCAAAGTCAGATCAGTGGGAGCTAGTAGAGTTTCCAGCGATCATGCCAAGTAACGAACCTGTGTGGCCTGAGTATTGGAAGATAGAAGAATTAGAATCTGTAAAAGCATCTTTATCGATTGGTAAATGGAATGCACAGTGGATGCAGAATCCAACATCTGAGGAAGGAGCTATCATAAAACGTGAGTGGTGGAACGTTTGGGAAAAAGAAGATATGCCACCACTAGAGCATGTGATACAATCTTATGATACTGCGTTCATGAAAAAAGAAACAGCTGACTATAGTGCAATCACGACATGGGGTGTCTTTCGTGAGAACGAAGATAGTCCACAACAGTTAATACTGGTCGATGCATTAAAAGGCAGATACGAGTTTCCCGAACTTCGTCGAATAGCAAAAGAGCAGTATGATTACTGGAAACCTGAAACAGTATTGATTGAAGCAAAAGCTAGTGGATTACCATTAACATACGAGTTGAGAAATATGGGAATACCTGTAGTTAATTACACCCCATCAAAAGGAAACGATAAGCATGCCAGAGTAAATGCTGTTGCACCTTTATTTGAATCTGGTATGATATGGGCTCCTGAAGAAAAGTTTGCAGAAGAGGTGGTTGAAGAGTGTGCAGCTTTTCCATACGGGGACCATGATGACTTGGTCGATAGTATGACACAAGCTGTGATGCGTTTTAGACAGGGAGGGCTGGTACCGCATCCTGAAGATTATGAAGAAGAGCAAATTGTAAAAACTAAAAGGACTTACTATTAATGTCAGAGCTAACAGATAAATATTCAAAAAATTTTAGTGCAAGAAAAAAGAAAGAATTTGAAAAACGTGTTCGTGAACTTGCAGGTCAAATGTCAGAGGAGTCTGCAATAGATTTAGTTTTGAAAGAATTATTTAACGAGGGCTTTTCTAAAGGAGGATTGATAGACAAGCCACTAGGAGCGGGAGGCAAGAAATCAGGACCACCACCAAAAAGAGGGCCTAATCCACAAGGCTTGAATATTAGAAATAATACTGTTAAGACGGTAAAACTGGAGAAATAAATGTCAGAAATAGATAAAGCTTTACCTAATGAGGTGCGAAAAGAAATTAATATTCCTAGCGCAGATGAGATACAAGTAGAATTAGAAAAAGAACAATCAAAAGAAACAAAAGGACCTGTTGAGGTTCAACAAAACGAAGATGGAAGTGTAGATATAAATTTTGATCCGTCTTCTGTAAATGTTGAAGGAACACCAGATCACTTTTCTAATTTAGCAGAATTATTACCAGACGATGTTTTAGATCCTTTAGGAAGTCAAATGTATGAAAATTATACAGACTACAAAGCATCAAGAAAAGATTGGGAAAAAACTTACACATCAGGATTAGAGCTGTTAGGTTTTAATTACGATGATAGAACAGAACCGTTTCGAGGAGCGAGCGGCGCGACACACCCGGTGTTAGCAGAAGCTGTTACACAGTTTCAAGCTTTAGCGTATAAAGAATTACTACCAGCAGGTGGTCCAGTTAGAACTCAAATTATAGGTGTAGCAACACCAGATAAAGAAGCTCAATCACAAAGAGTAAAAGAATTTATGAATTATCAGATTATGTCTGAGATGAAAGAGTATGAACCAGAGTTTGATCAAATGTTATTTTATCTACCACTAGCAGGTTCTGCATTTAAAAAAGTTTACTACGATGAAATTATGAAAAGAGCTGTTTCAAAATATGTGCCAGCGGATGATATCGTTGTACCATATACTGCAACATCTTTAGACGATTGTGAATCTGTAATACACAGAGTTCGTATAACAGAAAATGAATTAAGAAAACAACAGGTTGGTGGTTTCTATAGAGACATAGAAATCAATCCAGCTTACATGGATGAATCAGCTTCTGAAAAAGCTGAAAGAGAACTTGATGGGATGTCTAGAGGAAGAGATGAAAGAATGTATACTTTGTTGGAGTGTCATGTAACATTAGACTTAGAGGGTTTTGAAGATATAGGAATAGATGGAGCGCCAACAGGAATTAAACTTCCATACATCGTAACTGTTGAAGAGGGAACAAGAAAAGTATTATCAATTAGAAGAAACTATGAAGCAACTGATGTTAACAAAACTAAAATTAATTATTTTGTACATTTTAAATTTTTACCAGGACTAGGTTTTTATGGTTTTGGATTAACCCACATGATTGGAGGATTATCAAGAACAGCAACCGCTGCACTAAGACAATTGTTAGATGCAGGAACTTTATCAAACTTGCCAGCAGGATTTAAAATGCGTGGAATCAAAATGAGAGATGAAGCGCAATCAATACAACCAGGAGAATTTAGAGATGTTGATGCACCAGGTGGAAACCTGAAAGATGCGTTTATGACTTTACCATTTAAGGAGCCATCTCAAACTTTATTACAGCTTATGGGTGTCGTGGTATCAGCAGGGCAAAGATTTGCATCTATTGCCGACCTGCAGGTAGGAGATGGGAACCAACAAGCAGCAGTGGGCACGACAGTGGCTATGTTGGAACGAGGATCGCGAGTTATGTCTGCGATCCATAAAAGAATGTATGCCGCGATGAAAAAAGAATTTACTATTTTAGCTAGAGTATTTAAAACTTACTTACCTCCAGTTTACCCCTATGATGTTATTGGTGGACAAAATCAAATCAAACAATTAGATTTTGATGACCGTGTAGACATCTTACCAGTTGCAGATCCAAATATCTTTAGCCAAACGCAAAGGATATCTTTAGCTCAAACGGAAATGCAGTTGGCTGCCTCAAACCCTCAAATACATAATCAATACGAAGTATATCGTAATATGTATGAGGCATTGGGGGTAAAAGACATTGATTTAATTTTAAAAAGACCAGAAAGACCTGTACCAAAAGACCCTGCACTAGAGCATATTGATGCTTTAGCAGGTAAACCGTTTCAAGCTTTCCCTGGTCAAGACCATCAGGCACACATTACAGCGCATTTAAACTTTATGGAAACTAATATGGTAAAAAATTCACCCGCTGTTGGCGCTGCAATACAAAAAAATATACTAGAACACATAAGTTTAATGGCTCAAGAACAAATTGAAATGGAATTTAAACAAGAAATACCTCAATTAGTTCAGATGCAACAGTTAGCTATGCAAAATCCACAGCTTCAACAACAAGTAAGAATGTTGCAAGAGAGAATTGAAGCTAGAAAAGCTGTTTTAATATCAGAAATGATGGATGATTTTGCAAAAGAAGAGAAAAAAATAACTTCACAGTTTGATAATGACCCAGTTGCAGCACTAAGAGCAAGAGAATTAGACTTAAAAGCTAAAGATGATGCTAGAAAAGAAAAAGAAGGTGAAGAAAGATTAAATTTAGAGCGTATGAGAGCTATGATGAACGATCAAAACCAAGATGAGAAGATGGAACAGAATGAAGAGCTAGCTAAATTACGTGCAGATACATCAATTCAAAAAACTATCTTGAGTAAAACAATACCACCTGCAAAAGAAGTTCCAGATGCTATTTCAATAATTAGAAAAGGAGAATAATTATGTGGTTTAGTGCATTAAAACTTGGATTAAACGCGGCAACGCATATCTACAAGAAAAAACAAGAAACAAAAATGAAAATGGCTGATGCACAGCTGATGCATGCAGATAAGATGGCCCGTGGGGAGAGCGAATACCAGGGCAAATTGTTAGAGGCCCGACAATCGGACTGGAAAGACGAGTTCGTGTTGGTCGTGTTAACGCTCCCGATATTAGTCATCGCTTGGGGGGTCTTCTCGGAGGATCCGGGTGCATCTGCAAAGATAAAAGAGTTCTTTGAGCAGTTTCAACAACTGCCCAGCTGGTTCACGAATTTATGGATTCTTGTCGTAGCGAGTATTTATGGTATAAAGGGAACACAAATCTTTAAAAACGGAGGAAAAAAATGAGAAAAGATTATGGAACAAGAAATAAAATGATGGGTGGTGGCATGATGAAAAAAAGAACCATGATGAAAAATGGTGGTTTAAAAATGGTAACAAAGAATGGTAAAAAAGTTCCTTTCTTTGCTGCTGATGGTAAAGGCGCTAAAGATCTTGGCAAAGCTAAAATGATGAAAGGCGGTCGTGTTAAAAAAATGGGCGGCGGTATTTCAAAATTAAATCCAGGTCTTCAAGCTTTTATGAAAAAGAAAATGGGTAAAAAATAATGACTAAACTATGTCCAAGAGGTAAAGCGGCAGCGAAGCGTAAATTTAAAGTTTATCCGTCTGCATACGCGAACGCATACGCCTCTAAAATTTGTGCAGGTAAAATAAAAGATCCGTCTGGTGTAAAAAGAAAAGATTTCAAAGGACGTAAACCAGCTGCCATGGGTGGCAGAATATACAGAGCTGGTGGTGGACTTACGGAAGCTACACAAAGATTACGAAGGCAAGGTCTTTCAAATGGTGGCGTCATACAATTAACAGGTTTTGGTAAAGCACGAAGACCAAATAAATAATCATGGCAAAGAACGGTTTAGATAAATGGTTCAAACAAAAATGGGTAGATATTGGGAGCAAGCGAAAGGATGGCTCTTTCGCAAAGTGTGGCCGTTCAAAACAGAAGGCGGACGCGAAAAGAAAATATCCGAAGTGTGTCCCACTTGCAAAAGCGAGACGTATGTCAGAAGGCCAAAGAAGATCTGCCGTTGCAAGGAAACGGGCCGCTGCCAATGTGGGACCAAAACCGACTAACGTAAAAACTTTTACAAAAAGAAGTAAAGCTGCAGAGGGTGGTTACATGGGAAGTTTTATAAGATTAAACGTAGATGGAAGAACAATAGGAAATCCAAGTTTAAAAAAATATTATAAGGGCATGATCTAATGAGAAGACAGGATAAAATGCCTGCAAGAAATAAAAAAAACTTTAGACCAACCTCTAAAGGTGCGGGCATGACAAAAGCTGGGGTCGCTGCCTACAGAAGAATGAATCCTGGCTCAAAACTAAAAACAGCCGTGACGGGTAAAGTAAAACCTGGATCTAAAGCTGCGAAGAGACGTAAGTCCTTCTGCGCGAGAAGCGCCGGTCAAATGAAAAAATTTCCGAAAGCTGCAAGAGATCCTAATTCTAGACTACGTCAGGCTAGAAGAAGATGGAAATGTTAGTAAACTTATTTAAAAAAATACTAGGACTAGATAAACTAGACTATAGAATCAGACAATTAGAAAGGGCTAAATATTGGAGGGAAAAATATGAAAAAAGCAAAAGTTAAAATAAAAAAAGTTATGAAAGCTTTGAAAAAAGCATCTAAAGCACATGCTGGTCAAGCTAAAGTATTGAAAGGAGTATTAAGTGGCAGATCCAATAAAAGGAACGGGTAAAAAACCAAAGGGCTCTGGTAGAAGATTATATACTGATGAAAACCCTAGAGACACAGTAAAAATAAAATTTGCAACACCTGCAGATGCAAGAGCTACTGTTGCAAAAGTTAAACGTGTTAAAAAACCGTTTGCAAGAAAAATACAAATACTAACAGTTATGGAACAACGAGCTAAAGTTATGGGTAAAAATAAAGTTGTTCAAATTGCTAAGAAAGGAAAGGAGTCTATAAGAAATGCGAAGGGCAATACTAGAAGCGCTTAGAGCTAGATACGAAGCAGAGATTGCAGAGGCAGATGCCACTGCAAATATATACTTGGAAAATAGTGTTGGCATTGGTGAACATCCTCAACACATAGAGGAGGTTGATAAACAAATTGATAAGATAGCTAACGCAAAAGAAAAACTACAAGTGTTAGATGAATTTGAACCAGCAAAAGGAACAACACTATGATGGACCCATTGGTAATCGTATCTAAGATACAACAAATGATGCGGAACAATTTACAAACGCTTGGCGATACCATGATTAGTGGTGGTGTTGACAACATGGAAAAATATCAGTATATGTTGGGACAAGCGAGAACTTATCAATATCTATTACAGGAAATCTCTAACCTGCTAGAAGAAAAGGAGCAAAAAAATGAGCGAGAAAATGTCGTCGACATCAAAGGAAGTACCAAAAATTAAACTTGGTCTTGAGGACAAATACAAAGAAGAAGCAAAAGGTGAACCAGAACCTTTAAATCCAGAAAATATTAAAAAACAAAAAGAACAGCTGCCCGAACCTAGCGGCTGGCGACTTTTAGTTTTACCTTTTACACCAAAAGAAAAAACTAAAGGTGGCATAATTATTGCACAAGAATCTTTAGAAAAATTACGTATTGCCACAAACTGTGGTTACGTTTTAAAAGTTGGACCTTTAGCGTATTACGATAAAGAAAAATTTCCAACAGGGCCTTGGTGTAAAAAAGGTGACTGGGTAATCTTTGCAAGATATGCAGGTTCACGATTACCAATTGAAGGCGGTGAAGTCCGTCTATTAAACGATGATGAGGTTTTAGGCACAATAGGTGACCCAGAATCCGTCTTGCATAATATATAACATAGAAGGAGTTGACTATGCCGGAAACAGAAGAAAATAAACAAGATCTAGTTGATATCGATACATCAGGACCTGGTGCTGAGGTGGAACTAGAAGAACCAAAAGAAAAAGTAGAAGTTGTAAACGAAACAACTGAAGAAGAAACTAAACCAGTTGAAGCAACAAGTGCAGAAGAAAAAAAAGAAGAGAAAAAAGAAGCAAGCGACGAGAAGCAAGATAAAAAAGAAGAACTAGAGGATTATAGCGAAGGCGTTAAAAAAAGAATTGCCAAACTAACTAAAAAATGGCGTGAAGCTGAAAGACAAAGAGAAGCGGCTTTAGAATATGCTAAAGGAGTTAAAGAAGAACAGGAAAGTTTAAAAACTAGACTATCAACTTTAGAGCCTAATTATCTAACTGCTATGGAAGGCAGAGTTATTTCTGGTTTACAGGCAGCTCAATCTCAATTAGCAAAAGCAAGAGAAGCTGGTGATATAGCAGCTGAAGTTGAAGCGCAAAAAATGATAGCTAAGTTAGGAGTAGAAGAAGCTAGAGTTGCTAATCTAAAAAAACAATCTACAGCTAAAACTGAAGATAAAAAAGAAACTACGTTAGACGAAGCAATAGCGCCTAAGCAAGCAAAACCTGATCCAAAAGCAGAAGAATGGGCAGAAAAAAATCCATGGTTTGGTTCAGATAGTGCGATGACTTATACTGCGTTTGATTTACATAAAAAATTAACTGAAGAGGAAGGTTTTGACCCTAATACTGATGAATACTATGCAGAGGTAGATAGACGTATGAGACTTGACTTCCCACACAAATTTGATAATACTGAACAAAAGGAGCCGACTAAACCTACTCAAACTGTAGCTTCAGCTACGCGGAGTGTAAAACCTGGTCGCCAAACTGTGAGACTCACTTCATCACAAGTAGCAATTGCTAAAAAATTAGGAGTGCCACTAGAAGAATATGCGAAACAATTAAAAATCACGGAAGGAGTATAGGCATATGGAAAACGAAAAAATAAGAACTTCTCGTGCGAGCCAAACAAGAGCAAAAACTGTTAAAAAAACTGTTTGGACTCCACCGTCATCTTTAGATGCACCCCCTGCACCAGATGGATATCATCACAGGTGGATAAGATCTGAAACCATGGGTTTTGACGATACAAAAAACATGGCTGGAAAATTAAGATCAGGATATGAATTAGTTAGAGCTGATGAATATCCAGAAACAGATTATCCAACTATTAATGATGGAAAATATCAGGGAGTGATCGGAGTTGGTGGCCTATTGCTGGCTAGGATATCAACAGAACTTGTTCAATCGCGTAAGGAATATTTTGAAAACCTTGCAAAACAAAAAGACGAAGCAATTGAGAACGATCTTCTGAAGGAACAGCACCCAGGTATGCCGATCGATCATGATCGACAGACTCGTGTAACCTTCGGTGGTACGAAGAAAAATTAATTTTTTAACAATTCTTACCAACGAATTAAATTAATCGTTTACCTCGGTAAACAAAAGGAGATAATATGGCAAACCAAGACGCAGCTTTCGGATTAAAACCCTTAGGCAAAATTGGAGGGTCACCTGATAACAACGCAGCTACTGAATACGAAGTGGCAGCATGTGCATCTGCTTTCTCACAAAATGACTTAATGAAAGCCATTAATACGGGAACAGTTGGAATTGCGGCAGCTACTGATAATGGAGCTCTTTTAGGTTCTATGCAGGGCGTGTTTTTCACTGACGCTACAACAAGTAAACCAACCTTTGCTAATCACCTAGCGGCATCAAATGCAGCTACTGATATCAAAGCGTTTATAACTGACGATCCACATCAAGTTTATGAAATACAGTCGGATGCATCAGGCGCAACTCAACAAACAGACGTTTTCACAAATGCTGATGTTGCAGTTGCTGCAGGTGTAACTCCACACTTTGTTTCTAAAACTGAAGTGACGGACACTCAATCAACAACAACGGCTAACTTGCGAATCATCGGAGTTTCTGACGATCCAGACAATAGCGATTTAACATCTGCTAATTGTAATTTTAAAGTGATCATCAATGAACACTTCTATATGACCGCGACTGGTCTGTAATAGCAGAATAGGAGATTAAATTATGGCTATATCAAGAGGACAACTAGTTAAAGAACTAGAGCCAGGTTTGAATGCACTATTCGGCTTGGAATATAACAATTACGACAATCAACACGCTGAGATTTTCGATACTGAGAACAGTGACAGAGCTTTTGAAGAAGAAGTGATGTTATCTGGTTTCGCAAATGCACCAATCAAAGCTGAAGGAACTTCAATTTCTTTTGACAGTGCACAAGAAACTTTCACAGCTCGTTATACACATGAAACACTTGCACTAGCATTTGCGATCACTGAAGAAGCGATCGAGGATAACTTGTATGACAGACTTGCGTCTAGATATACAAAAGCTTTAGCAAGATCAATGGCTAACACTAAACAAGTGAAAGCTGCTGCTGTGTTAAACAACGCGTTTAGTTCATCTTCTGCAGGTGGTGATGGTAAAGAGCTTTGTGCTACTGACCACCCAATCGTTGCAGGAACAGACAGAAACGAGTTATCGACTGCAGCGGACCTTAACGAAACATCTTTAGAGCAGTCTTTAATTGACATTGCTGCATTTACTGATGAGAGAGGTCTTAAAATTGCAGCGAGAGGAGTAAAAATGATTATTCCTTCTGCGTTACAATTTACAGCGGAAAGATTGATGAAATCTGCCGGAAGAGTTGGAACAGCTGATAATGATATCAATGCAGTTGTATCTAAAGGAATGATTCCACAAGGTTATGTGGTTAATAATTACCTAACAGATACAGATGCGTTTTTCATTAAAACGGATGTGCCTAACGGTCTAAAACACTTCGTTAGATCACCGTTAAAAACAGCTATGGAAGGTGATTTCACAACTGGTAACGTAAGATACAAAGCTAGAGAGAGATACTCATTTGGGTTCTCTGACTGGAGAGGTATCTTTGGATCACCAGGAGCATAATAATTAAATTAATATGGCGGAACATAGTTCCGCCATATTTGAATTAGAAAGTAAGATAATGAAAAAATTCCTAATAAATATATGGGCCTACGATCATCATGCAAAATTTGAAGTTTTGTCTGAAGATAATGCCATTTCTCTTGAAGAATCTATCCTTGACAAACTTGGAGAAAAAAGTATAAATTGGGAAAACCTTGGAAATAGTTATAATGACAAGGTAAACAGAATAACCTATGAGGAGGTTATCGATGATACAAGACCTATACAAACAAAAAAGGTCCTTGGAGTTGAAGTGGGAACAGGAGCATCTGTCTAATGGTAGATACACTCTTGAAATGGTTAGAATTGATGACAAAGTCAAGGAAGTTATCACGAAGATCAAACTAGAAGAAGCAGCCATAGCCCATAGGCAAAATACTATTGAAGGTGCCGCTCCACAAGTTTCTGTAGCTACTTAGTAAAAAGCTACATCGTTGGAAAATACTATCCGCACTACACACTCTCTTGCGCTCTACTAAAAACTATTGTATAAAAAATACACTATACAATTTATTAGAATACTGACGAGTATAGTCGACGGCCTAGAGACAGTATTCGGAAACTAGGAGGATATAATTATGGCAACTACAACTTTTTCAGGTCCAGTACGATCTGAAAGCACAGTTAAAACTGTTAGTAAAAACTCTACTACAGGAGTAATTACTGAAATTATCACTATGGGTGATTCACCTGTAGCATTAGGAGATGAAAATAAAACTCTTGATGCTTCAACACATAGTGGAAGAGTGCTTGCGGTTCCTGCAATCGGAGGCAATAGAACTATCACTCTACCTGCTCCAGTCGCTGGACAAACTTACAAGCTTATCTACGCTGGCGCTGCAGAAGAAACAGAAAATCTAATTATCGTAACACCAGGAAATAGTAATTTCTTTTTAGGTGGTATTGTACATTTAGATTCTAACGCAGATAACGTATCTGTTTACTCTGACGGTAATTCTAACTCAAAGTTAACTCTTACAGACAGCGGTCTGTTTGAAATAAACATTGTAGCTAAAGATAGCACTAACTATTATATTTGGGGTTATGCAGAAGGTGCAGACGCACCTGCATTTGCAGATCAATAATATTAACTTTAATTAGAGCGGGGCTTTGGCCCCGTTCTCTAACAGGAGAAAAAAATGGCAGACGCAGTAACAAGTCAAACAATAATTGACACAGATAAAAGAGCAGTAATCAAACTTACTAATATTTCAGATGGAACAGGAGAAAGTTCTGTAAAAAAAGTTGACGTATCAGCTTTAAATACTAACGCTCAAGGTGAAACTTGTTCTAGAGTTACAATAGATCAAGTTTGGTATGATGTTGGAGGATTAAGAGCAGCACTAGAATTTGATGCTACTTCTAACGTTGTAGCTTTAGTCCTTGGTGGTAGTGCAGCAGCAGGACCCGTATCAGGGCATTTTGATTTTAGAAGTTTTGGTGGAATCAAAAATAATGCTGGCTCAGGTATAACTGGTGATATTGATTTGACAACACATGGTCACACGAATCACGATCACTACACGATAACATTAGAATTAAGAAAATCATATTAGGAGGTAACTGATGGCCAATACAACTTCCGGCACAGTTACTTTTGACAAGAGCTTTGCAGTTGATGATATAATTGCAGAGGCATATGAACGTATTGGTTCTCAAGTAACTTCTGGATATCAACTAAGATCAGCAAGAAGATCTCTTAATATTTTATTTCAAGAGTGGGGTAATAGAGGTTTACATTATTGGGAAGTAGGAGATACAAATATTGATCTTATTGAAGGTCAAGCAGAGTATACTTTTTTTAGATCTAGTGCTGATGGCACATCAGCAGTTACTGTTGGTGGTACAAGTGGAACCTCTACATTTGGTCTTGCTGATGTTTTAGAAGCAACTTTTAGACAAAATAGAACACAAACTACACAAGCAGATTCTCCTATGACTAAAATAGATAGATCTACGTATTCTGCTTTATCAAATAAATTATCTAAAGGGACTCCTTCTCAATATTTTGTTCAAAGATTTGTAGATAAAACAACTGTTACTATTTACCCGTGCCCAGACTCAACAGCGGCCTCAAAAGATATGCATATCTTTTTTGTAAAAAGAATACAAGACGCTGACTCTACATATACCGATGCAACAGACGTCCCGTTTAGATTTGTACCTTGCATGGTTTCAGGGTTGGCTTTTTATTTAGCACAAAAATTTGCACCAGAAAGAGTGCAAGCTATGAAATTATATTATGAAGATGAACTTCAAAGAGCATTATCAGAAGATGGTTCTTCAACTAGCGTTCACATAACACCTAAAACTTATTACCCAGGAGCATAATGGCAAGAGGAAAATATTCAAAAGCGATTTCAGATAGATCAGGAATGGAGTTTCCATACACTGAAATGATGAAAGAATGGAACGGATCTTTTGTGCATAGAACAGAGTATGAAGAAAAACATCCTCAGTTAGAATTAAGAGCAAGAAGCGCTGATGCTGAAGGATTATTAAACGCTAGAGTTGATAGAACTGAAAATGAAGTTATTGCAATATTAGGTCCTGATCCTTTTGAAACTATATCAGCCTCATCTGGTATAATAAATGTATTTGAAAAATCTCACGGTAGATCTACAAGTGATACTGTTAGATTTAGAGGCGCTCCATCAACTTCAGCTTCATTTAATAATCCTGTAAATTTTGATGGCATTACAGGGGCAAACATAGCAAAATCCGCTGGTTACTCGATAACAGTTGGCAAACGAGATTCTAGTGGTAATATAACTAACACAACAGATTTCTATCACTTTACTGTAGACACAGATACTGCTACAAGTGGTGGAGTATCAGGAGGAGGCAACAATTGTTCGGCTGGTCCGGCAACGTTGACAGCATAGTATGGCAGGATTAAGTGCATCAGGATTAAAAACACAGATAAGAAGTTACACAGAAGTAGACTCAACTGTATTATCAGACAGTGTATTAGAAAATATAATATTAAATGCACAATACAGAATTTTTAGAGATGTACCTATAGATGCTGACAGAAAAACATCTACAGGTAATTTTACAGCTGGAACAGGCACTGTAACTGTGCCAGCAGGAGCTGTATTTATTAGAGCAGTGCAGGTTTATACTGCAACTGGATCTACTTTTACTGGTGCTAATGTATATTTAGAAAAAAGAGATATTACATTTTTAGAGGAATATATTTCAGCAACAACATCTACTGGGACACCAAAATATTATGCAATGCTAGATACAGGAGCAACTGGAGAAAGCTCATCAAACTCTGGATCTATTATTGTATC